TGCGCCTTTCAGCGTCCTGGGCAGTATGTCACGTGACTGCGGTTGCACATGGTAGAGTGGTGGTTGGTTCCTGGTCTTGTCCGTGACCTCGGGTCGGCTGTAATGGCTGTTGTCCAGCAGGTTCAGCGACTCCATGGCCCTCACGCACAGCTCTCGATCATATGACTCCGTGCCGTAGGCCACGTAGAAGTCCTTGGTCACGCCTGCGCCACCGTGGTGGTAGTGCCTGTGTGTCCTCTGGGCCTTCTGCAGGGCCTCCAGTCCAAAGTAACCCAGCCCACAGTGGTCGGGCCTGATGCCGTCGTACACCAGGTGTTGGAAGTTGGATTTGGAAAGTTTGGGCCATTCACGTGGCAGGTGTGACAGGGTCACCACGTAGTAGTTGCCGTCGTCGTCGATCTGGTCTATGGCCTCCAGCAGTGCCAGCCACTCGTCCTCGAGCACGAATTCATTCAGTATCACACCACCGTGTTTGCGTATCTGTTCCACTATCCCTGGCACGTCGGGCCTGTGGTATTGGCATTCCGCCGGGAACTGTGCCACCAGATCTATGTAGTGTTGTAAGTTGGGCATGGTGTATTACTTAATTGTCATTCAACAGCCGGCTTACGCCATCTGAAACTTCGCTCGCGCTCGTTTGTTTTTTTAACTTACGCAGTTGTAAAACTAAATGACGCATTTATGCGTCGCCTGTGGTAGATGAGCAGTCACAATTCGGCTATTTCTAGCCGAACTGACTTGAACCCTGTGGTGAGTTCGCAGTCATCATACGATGCTGTCGTAACTGGGCGGTTGTGCTGTACCCATTCGCTTATTCATCCAACGCGAGCCTACTATATCTTTGTAAGATAATCTATAATAGACCTGGGGTTGCTGTTTCTCAGAGCCCCATCATTTTTGCCTTTTGCATCAACGGATTCACCTGTCGCATTACTGCCGCATTTCCGTGCTCACTTCATGGATGCTATGTTTGCCTTTGTGAATTTGTAAGAATTGTGTTTGTGTGCCTATCGCACTTGTTTATACTAGTTTTATTTCAAGGTCAATCTTTTTGGCTTTAAATATTGTCAATGTGGATTTACGGACAAAAGACAGTTGATGAATTACCAGAGGACGTGGTGGGATTCGTCTACCAAATTACCAACCTAGAGAACGGCAGGATGTACATCGGCAAGAAGTTGGCCAGGTTCAAGCGTAGCCGTCCACCACTGAAGGGCAGGAAAAACAAAAGAAGATACAAAGTGGATTCTGATTGGCGCGAGTACTACGGAAGCAGTGACGAGCTCACGGCGGATGTCCTGAAGTTGGGCAAGGACAGGTTCCAGCGTGAGATATTGTACTATTGTTATTCTAAAGCGGAATTAAGTTACGTGGAAGCACGTGAGCAGTTCGCTCGCAAGGTTTTGGAGTCTAATGATTATTACAACGGACATATCCGTGTCCGCGTTCACGGTAAGGGAATAATAAGGAAATAAAAAACCCCCGACTGTTGCCAGCCGAGGGTGTTATTAGTTTTGCAAATCCAATAATCGATTACGCAGATTGTTTTGCCGCGTTTTTGATTTCTTGAATCTCTTTTCTTCTTGCTTTGATCAATTTAGCAAGGTTGGCAAGTGCCTTTCTAGCCCTAGTGGCAGAAGCCTTGACACCCTTGTCAACGAACTTACCGTTTTCTTCTGAGTAAGTTTGTATCTCTGTCATGATCTGTTCGTGTGTTTCATTTGACATAATATTTGTCCTTCCTTTATTGTCGTACGATGTTATTAATTAACAACGTTCTAATTAAAGCACGTATGAACTGGTTCTGTCAACTGGAAATCTACACTATTATGTCAACGTCATTGGCATAATTGGTGAAGCCGTTCTCTTTTACCACTTTCAGCACTGAGTTGACCCTGCTGACCAGTTCGTCCTTGTGTGAGATCAGGAATATGTTCTTCTTCTGTGTCCTCGACATGTCTTTCAGAACTGCCATAGAACTTTCCACACCAGATATGTCCATTCCTGCGTCCACAAGTTCGTCAATGAACAACAAGTTGATCTGTTGATACAGACTTTCCCAGACGTCTCTGAACGCCCAGCTCATGCTGAGTATCAGCCTGTTTCTTTCTCCTCTGCTTAAATTATCAAAATCAAGTTCTCTGCCCAGTTCCTCGATACGCACACTAAGGTCTGGCTGGAATGTGACCGTGTGTGGCAGTTTGACCTTGCCCAGGAAGAATGCCAGTCGCTGGTTCAGGTAAGTCAAGTTCTGTTCTATGATCCTTGTTCTTATGAAACTGTCTTTCGCAGTCAATAACTTGTACAGGAAGTCCTGGTGCCTGTGCAAATCTTCCAGTTCGTTGGCCTTCTCGTAGTCTATCTTCTGTATGGCCTTACTTTCCAATTCCTCTATCTGCTCGGCGTACGTGTTTTCCTGTTTCTCTGTCCTCTCCAACTGTCTCTTTAGGTCCTGTAGAGATCCCTTGTGGTTGTATGCCTCGTCCATTGTGTCGTAGTAGGTGTCTGGTATCTGTCCTAGATCTCCTATCTCGTCGATGCCCTGTTGTATCTTTGCAAGATCATCCTTTAGTTGTGTGGCATAGTCTGTTGATTCTGTCAGTTGTGCTTTCAACTTGTCCTGCAGGTGTGTGTGCTTGTCATCGTGCAGTTCCTGTTCACATGTGGGACACTTCTGTTGTTCTGCGAACTGTAGGTCTGTTTTTGTTTTCTCGACATTGTTTTCCGCTTTTGTGAGGCTGTGTTCGTGATATGCTTTCTCCTTCTCTAGTCCACGCAGTGCTGTCTGCATCTCGTTGTGTTGTTGCAGTTTCTTGTGTGCTTCCAGTTCTGCCTTTATGTCCACTTTCTCAAGTTCCGCTATGGCGTCTCGGAAGTTTGCTATGTCCTCTTCTTTTTGTTTGACCCAAGCGTTTGATCTTATCTTCAGGCTTTCTATGGATTCCTGTATCTTTTCGTTGGACGCATTCATGGCATCCAGTTTTAGTTTTTCTTCTGTGAGCAGTTGTTTTGTTGATTTTTGTTTTTCCTTGAGCAAATCTGCCTTTTGTGACAACAGTGTGATACCCAACAGTTGTTCGATTATCTCACGTTGCTCTGCCTGTTTTGTTGACAAGAACGGTTGTGTGTATGTGTTCAAGGCCACTATGTTTTTGAACATGGCGTGGGTCATGCCTAACAGTTTGTTGATCTCCACCTGCGTCTCTCTGTTCTCACCTTGTGCCTCGTTACCGTCTGTTTTCTGTTCTATGTCATTGGCGTAGAATCTGAATATCTGTGGTTTACGTCCTCGCTCTATTGTGTACGTGACGTTGTTCTTGATGAACTTGACACTGACCATCATGCCTTTTTCGTTGGTCTTGTTGACTAGATTGTCTCTCCTGATGTTGGTGAGCGCCTCACCGTAGAACACATATGACAATGCGTTTATGATTGTGGTCTTACCTGTGCCGTTTCTAGCACCTGCGTCATCTCCTCCTAGGTCCATGTTCTCACCGATAACCAATACAAGGCTCTTATTGGAAAAGTCTATGGCCTGTGCCTGATTACCCACGCTCATGAAGTTTTTTACAGTTAATTCTTTAATTGTTAGCAAGTTGTTTCCTCTTCCATTCGTTGTAGCCTTTCAACCACTCTTCCTGTGTGACAGGTTTTGCCAGTTGATCCAGCAATGACTGTCTATTCACATTTTCTTCGTATTCGCCTTTTAATACTTTTATAAGTTTCTTTTTACTAATTCTCGACATCTAGATCGTTGTAAATTGCTGTTAATATTTTCTTGTCATAAACTTCAGAATCAACACCTTGCAGTTGTTTGATCACTATCTGGTCCACGCTGTCAAACTTCTGTACCTCCACCATTGGCTGTTGCGCCTGGTCGATCTGTTCAGGTATAAGTTGTAGTTCTCTCAATTCGTATTTGTCCATGAAAGTCTCACGTATGAAGTTGGCCTCTTCGTATGATATCTTTATGTCTAATGTGACCCTCACATACATCTTTGGTTTGAGATGTTTTTCTGGATCTTGCAGTAGTTCGCTTATCTTTATTGTTCTGTATCTCGGCATGTCAGGCCAGTTTATGAACTTTGGTTCACTGCCATATTCGAGCACCATCATTCCGCGTTCGTCGTCTCCGGCGTCTGCGTAGTTGTGTGGGAAAGCGTTGCCCATATATGTTACGTTCTTCATGTACTGTCTCTTGTGGAAGTGACCCGAGAACACCTTGCCACAACCAGCGAAGTGATCCGCCTGTATGGTGCCCGTGTCTGGCATCTCTACCATCGCGTTCATCTTGAAGTACGGCAGTTCGAAGTGTCCGAACACGTACTTCTGTTTCATCTTCTCTATCACTTTCCATTCATCACCCACCACCCAAGGTATGATAGCCACGTCTTCCTCCACTAACCATTCGTTGACAATGTGTATGTTGGGAATGTTCCTGATGTACTCCATTGAATTGATTTCCCTTTTGTCCCTGTAATAGAGATCGTGGTTGCCCATTATCACGTAAACTTTCTCGAATGCCCGACCCAGTCGTTCCATGTTTGACACTGTGTAGTTCATCGTGGAAACGTTGGTGGCCGATCTGTGGTGGTGCCAGTCGCCTAGGAATATGCAGGTCTCACAGCCGTGTGCCTTGGCCTGTTCTATGAACCAGTACACGAATTCCTCACAGTCATCGTTGTGTACACGACTGTTGCCCTTCAGGCCGAAGTGTATGTCCGTGAAACAAGCGACTTTGTTAAAGAATGCCATTGGTTACCATTTCTTCTTTACGATTGCTTTGTGGTTGGTCATGTCAACTTTTTTGTAATTGACTTCCTCGAAATCATCTGAATCTAATTTTCCTTTTTTCTTTAATATTTTATTCAGTTGTTTGATTCCTGTTTTGTTCACGATCTTTGCCTCACCGTGTGCTGTCTTCATTTTCCTTTTGTATGAAGGACCAGTGGTCTCGTTCTCGTTCTGTCTTGTGAAACTAGGCATCATCCCATTGAACTCTAATAGGTCATCTCTGATGGATTGGTTCTTCTTCTCTATGTTCAATATCCTAGTGAATGAATTTGTTATGGCCGCGGTGTAGTACGCGAATGGGTTGTCTGATTTTGATTCATCAAACTGTAATCCTATCTGTGACAGTTGCATCAACGCCTGTGACTGCATCTCATCATTGTAGGTGTAACCCCTCCAGTTTGCTCTAGTACCATATCTCTCACACAATTTCATGTACATGAGTGCGAGTTGGTTGGTCATCTTGCCGTGATCCACCGAAAAGTGTCCGTTCTGCAGGCCGCCTTGCCAGTGGCTTTTACCAACACACTTTGGCTTGCCTTTGGAATCCAACCTGAAGTGTTGGAATGGTGGGAAGTTTACCTTGCTGTGGTGGTCCGAAACCTGCTTGGGATTCTTCTTCCTTGTGTCGTCCATTGGTATATGGTCGTACATCATCACACGGAACACAAGGTCCGTTTTCTCGATCTTCCTTGGACTCACTGTGTAGTCGGCTAATTTTATTTTCTTCAGTCCGGCAGACTTGGCCTGCTCCCACGCTTCCTGTGTGAGACGCTTGGCACGTGCCTTTTTGGCCTCCGCTATCGTCCTGATGTTGATCTTCTTGAGATTGGGCACGATGACGTCGTACTGTGCGTCTTCCGGCGCCACGTACGAGCAATATGTATTTTTACTGGCGTGTATCTGTGCCAACAGATCTCGGTTGTTTAGGTATTTCACTCGTTTCATAATTATCCTTTATTTTTCTTGGAGTGACCACAAACAGGTCTGTTAGATCGTGCCGTATGGGTAATTAAGTGCGCCTAGAATTGTGCCTATAAATATAGTTAAAGTATACGAAATTTTACAAAGGAAAGCAACCACTAAATGCCAATTGGAAATGTAGGAAGAATAGTCAAGAACGTGGCCTCAGGGTTCTTCAACAGGACTCTGAGCAGGCTCACGGGAGCGGGCATACCCACAGACTCAAGGCTGGTAAACGCAAGGGCCAAATGGTCTGGAAGGAATGACAGCACAGACTGGCGTGTGAGGTTGCAGGTGCCAGAAGGTTCTCCACTGCAAAGTTTTTTTGATTTCGAGAGAAACGATCTGCTTAAACCTTTGACAGAGACACGTGGTATATTCTGGCCTCTGACTCCGTTGTGTCAGATACAGCACTCGGCAAACTACAATGCACTAGGTCAGACACACAGCAACTACCCGTTCCAGGCATACCAGAACTCATCTGTTGATTCATTCAACGTTCTTGGTGAGTTTCCAGTTCAAAATGCCGAGGACGCAAAACATTGGGTGGCCACAGTGAATTTCCTAAGGACTGCTACCAAGATGTTTTTTGGATCAGATACGATAAATGGACTGAAAGGAAATCCACCACCGATACTACATTTTTCAGGATATGGTGATCACATGTTCAACAAGGTTCCTGTTGTGGTAAACTCCTTCAACATAGAATTACGTCAAGGAATTGATTACATATCTACAAAACAGAGCAACACACCGTACAAGAGATTGACAGGAGCGGATGCGGGTTTCTTCATGAATGCAGAGGGAGAAGACCAAACCTGGGCACCGACCCTATCAAACATTTCGGTGTTGATAACTCCGATCTACTCTAGAGAAAGTATCAAGGACTTCTCAATGACAAGATTCGTGAGGGGCGAACTTAATGGCAAAGGCAGAGACGAGGTAGGATTCATTTAATGGCAAAATATTCAGCAACATCACCATACTTTGCAACACCACAGAATGAAATCAACCTAGAGACTCTGGTTCCTAGACCTATCACTGCCGAGGATGACGATCAAAGTTACACGATCGAGAGGACATATGCATATAGGCCTGACCTTTTGGCATACGACCTTTATGGAACGCCTCGCCTATGGTGGGTGTTTGCACAACGCAATCCAGATCAAATAGAAGATCCAATATACGACTTCAAACCAGGAGTGACCATACAGTTGCCAAAAGCGGCCAACATCTCACAAGACCTGGGAGTGTAGCACATGTCATTCTACGAAGATAATATACTAGGCAAAAGCAATAAGACGCAACGACCATTCCTAAGACCAAACATTCTACATAACTTTGCCTCCTACACAACACTTTTTACATTGAGCGGACTGTCAGAGAAAGAGATACGAACACAGTCATTCTTGAAAACAGGGTATCGTCCACATGACATCGTAGCACAGACAGGTGGTATCACTGACGCTAATATCTTGGGAGAAAGGGTTGCACGTCAAACAGGAGATCAGGACGCCCTAGACAGGATAGTTCAAGCGAAATACAACAAGTTTAAATCAGACTATCAGGACAGCATCGCCATACTGCAACGTAGCCACGACGTGTTCTTCGAAAACGTGAACATACTGTCCACTGTAGGCCCTAATGCTGAACGTAACCTGGCAAACTTCACCAAGATGGAGTTTCAGATACACGAGCCATACGGGGTCACATTCATCGAGAAGGTACGTGCCGCCACCGCTTTGAACGGATTCGTTGATTACCAAGATGCTCCACTGTTGTTGAGCATTGACTTCAAAGGATTCGACGAGAACGGCAAGGTGGCAGAACTTGGTGCTAGAACGGCGGTCCCCACTCGTAAAATACCAATACTGATAGTGCGAGTGGACTTTGATGTGAACGAGGGAGGAGCGCAATACAATATTACTGCCGTGCCTTACACAGACATGGCCTTCGATGACAGGTTTAAATTTCCAAGGACTACCATCAACGTGGACGCCATAAGTTATCCATCACAATGGACCACTCAGGTCAAGGCAAAACTGAAAGAACAGATGGAGAAAGAGAAGAAGGCCAACCTACGTGAGATAGAGGACGAATATGAATTTATAATTGACGACGAGGTAAAGAAGCGTGCCGGTGGTTACAAGGACCAAGCAAAATCAATATACAACTCAGTGGACGACGACTTCTCAGCATTGAACAGTGACTTCGTAGTGGATGCCCCCAAGGTCAAGTTGGCCAACGGCAAGGCGGAGACCACAACGAGCCTAGTCAAGTTCTTCGAGGACGCAATCAGAGAGGCGTATGGTTATCAGAGTCTAGCCAATGACTTCTGGGTCACCTACCTAGAACGTGCAAACGTGATTAAGGGAGGAGAAAAGATCTCAGACAAACAGATCAACAAGATCGTCAACTCGGAAGATTTTGGAAAGATACTGCTGGAGAACCAATACGTTGATTGGTTCAAAATCAAAGCCACTGTGCAGACCGATACTGACAAGTTCGACAACATCACCAAGATGCACAAGAAGAAGATAATATTCCGTGCGATGCCGTACAAGGTGCACATCCTGAAATTGATTAAACCGGGCGTGGCCATCAAGCGATTGGATTTCAGCAGACTGGTAAGGAAGGAATACAACTACATCTACACAGGCGAGAACGTGGATGTTCAGAACCTAAGGATCAACTACAAGAGTGCATACTATATGCGTAACGTTTTTGACGCCAAGGCAGGCGAAGGTATATTTGCCACGGTGTCCGATGCGTGGCAGAAAGTTTTTGGTGCAGAGAAATATCCGGAGCCTACCAAACAGATCAGACAGTATCCATCCAACCTCAAGAACAGGAGCGCACTGGGAGGAACGGTATCAGGCGAAGGACAACGTGCCCAGGAGTTCTATGACTACCTCACAAACCCAGAGGCTGATATGATACGTGTTGAGATGGACATATTGGGAGACCCAGCGTACATCTGCCAGGACATCTACGTGCCGTTAGACGGAGACGGAAACAACAAACCAAAATCTAGATCAGACTATGATAACGAGTTAGAGAGTTTTAATGCGGACCAGGTAAGTCCCCTGGTGCTGATCAAATACAGGATACCGGATGACATATCAGACAAGGACGGATTGATGTTCAGCAAACCTGCCACCTACAGGGACGAGGATCTGTTCTTCAATGGCATATACCAGGTTGTGAAGGTTGAGAGCAAATTTGAAAATGGACAGTTCCTGCAGACACTGACCTGTGTGAGAATGAACAACCAACAGGGCGAGGGAGCACCAGCCATTCTGAGACAAGCGGCAGACAGAGATTTTAAGGTCGAACCTCTAGATATAGAAAATTGGAAAGGCATAAGGACAAGGAAAGGTTTCATAGAGAACACTAAGGAAAACATCACAAACAGAGCCAAGAGTGAAGTGAACGAGGTAATTAAAAAAACTACAAACGTGGCCAGAGGTAGATCAGGAGAGAGAAGATAATGTCATACATTGACCAGCGTGGGTTCACAGACTCTATGGACAACCAGAAGAGTTTCAATGAAAAGTACATAGACAGTGATCCGGGTCCATACGTTGGTGTGGTCAAGGCAACGACTGACCCTTTGAAGATGGGTAGGTTGGGAGTGAACATTCCCGCCCTCACGAACACGGCCAGTCCAACAGTTGACAACATAGTGTGGTGCCAGTACCTGTCACCTTTCTATGGAGCAAAGAGCATCAACGCAACCAGCAAGTCTGATCCCAATGACTACAAGGCCACCCAGCACAGTTATGGATTCTGGGCAATACCACCCGACATAGACACAGAGGTTTTGGTGATATTCGCCAAGGGCGAGACCGAGAAGAAGAGTGCGTTCTGGATAGGTTGTGTGCAACAGCCACTCACCAACCAACAGGTTCCAGGGTATGGTGCATCAAAATTCACAGAGCAGGCGTCTGATAGACTGGACGCCAGAGAGAGATATATATCAGGACAGACCGATTACGGCACTGACTTCCTGCCAGTGGGCGAGAAGAATCGTAGGATGATAGACAATGCGTCTACCATAGAATCAGCAAACCAATTCCGTTATCCAGTAAATGACATATTGGCCGACCAATTGTTGGAACAAGGATTGATACAGGACGACGTCAGGGGAACAACCACAAGTTCCGCAAAGAGGGAATCGCCTAGCCAAGTATTTGGATTCAACACGCCAGGCAGGATACGTAAAGATTCTAGGAAACTCAACATAGGACTCAACGGGAGTGCTGTGCGACCAGACAGGAACCCAGGACACAGTTTCGTCATGGACGATGGCGACCAGAATGGCAACAACCAACTCACCAGGATCAGAACAGCATCTGGACACCAACTGCTAATGCACGACACCCAAGGAGTTGTGTACCTGGCAAACGCTTCTGGAAACAGTTGGATAGAAATGAGCAGTGATGGCAAGATGTACATCTATGCCCAGGACGGTTTCAATCTCAGGTCTGATGGTAATTTTGATCTACACTCAGGTGGTGATATAAATTTCCACGCCAAGCACAGCATCAAGTTCACAGCAGAAAAGGAATTAGTCAACAACGCAAACTTCATAATGAACGTGGGAGAAAACGGTGTGTTCACATCTTCACAAAAAGGCAGTGTGTCAACTTACGGTAGCACCGGCATAACTTCATACAGTGGCGGACCACAACTGCACGGCGCAGGGGGAAGGATAGATTTGGCAGGCTCACAGGTACACTTCAACTCCGTTGGAGCAAGTCCGGCATGGGGACCTACTTGGTTGAATCCTGCGGCGGCAGGAATAGTCACAGACGAGTCACAGAACGATGTAAACCTGACTGTGGGAAGAGGCAGTGTTCTAGAGGCCAACACCAAGAAGACAAAGACCACAGTGCCAAATCTTGTCACACACGAACCTTTCACTAGGGCACCGTCGGCCATAATCGAGACAGTGAGCCAATGGGAGGATCCTGTGAAATGGAAAACACTCAGCAAGACACCAGGCACACTGGAATACCTGGCGCAACAGAACAGGGAGAGTGATGTCGAGTACATCAGGAACCTGCAGTTCTTTGCAGACCAGAAGAAATACCTAGAATCACAAGGGCTGATAGAAGTCAAAGGCACTGACGTAAATTCGATAGTGGAAAATGTAAAAATTGACACAATCGACAAAGGCAAGGACCTAGGTAAAAACATTCTAAAAACCAACAAATACACAAAAGCAATCAAGGACAAGGCCGCATCATTAATTTCCGCCAATAACTTACCACCCTCTATGAGAGGGAAAAATTTAGATGTGAACTTGACCAAGATGAAGCAACTTTCGGAAAAATTCACGGCAGGTTATAACGAAGCCTACAATGTGAAAAGTGTCGTTCAAAACTTAAAAACTGGTGACATCAACCAAATACTAACCAGCAAGGTTGTTGCAGGAAAAATAGTAAGTGTGTCATCTAAACTTGCGGGCACAATATTAGGTAGATCATCAGCCAGCAATCTACCACCGTCCTTGAGAGGAACAGCCGCGGGAAGGATCACACAGGTTGCGACAGCGTTCAAAGGAGCCGCGGCCGCGGCCGCATCTGCAATAGGCAGTTTTTTCAAGGGTTTCAGTGATGTGCGTTTAAAAGAGGATATTGAATATGTAGGAAAATCTCCTCAAGGAATTAACATTTATTCGTTTAAATACAAAAACATACCAGGAAGGTATGTAGGAGTCATGGCACAAGAAGTTCCATGGGCAAGAGAAATGACAGATACAGGATACTATGTTGTAGATTACAGCAAAGTGGATGTAGAATTTAGGAAGTTAGACTAATGGCGTACGGAGACAACAACAGCAGTTCAGGATCAAAAAACCAGTCGATAACCTTCAAGGGTTTCTCGTCGAGGGCAGAAAACCAGAATTACAAGATCTACGATTTCGAGTGTGCCAAACAGGATCTCATCAATCGTTTGTCAGTGCGTAAGGGAGAACGTGTGGAGAATCCCGAATTCGGCACAATAATATATGATGCAATATTTGAGCCTTTCACTGAACAGTTGAAAGATGCGATAGTGGAGGACGTGACAGCCAATCTCAATGCAGACCCACGCATAGCAACAGAGGAAATCCTGGTCAGCGAAGCAGACAAAGGCATAGCCATACAGGCCACAATCACTTTTGTGCCGCTCAACATCACTGAGAAACTGCGTTTCAACTTCGACGAAAACTCACTTCTGCGTCTATCTTAATATACGCACATTTCCTAATATATAAATACCGTTGTATATACAATGGCCACAACAGACAGACAGAACAGATTACTAGTAGCCGAGGATTGGCGCAAGATCTATCAGGCTTTCCAGCAGGCAGACTTCAAGTCGTATGACTTTGAAACTTTGCGTAGGACGATGATAGCGTATCTTCAGGAGAACTATCCTGATGATTTCAACGATTTCGTCGAGAGTTCTGAGTACGTGGCACTTATAGATTTGATAGCCTACATTTCTCAGGCACTTTCTTTCAGGGTTGACCTTAATGCCAGAGAAAACTTCCTAGAGACAGCAGAGAGAAGAAACAGCATTTTAAGATTGGCGAGATTGATCAACTACAATGCAAAAAGAAACAAGCCTGCAACAGGATTGTTGAAAGTGGACGCAATCTCTACCACGCAGGATGTGAATGATTCCACAGGAACAAACCTAGCAAATTCGACAATAATCTGGAACGACTCGGCAAACTCAAATTACAGGGAGCAGTTTATAGCCATACTGAATGCCGCCAACCAGTCAGGGCAGTTGTTTGGCAATCCCAGAGAAGATGGCAAGATTGGAGGAATAGATACCGAAATCTATACTCTGAATTCGAACCAGAACGGACTGCCCATGTTTAATTTTGCGAAGTCGGTTGGGGGTGTGAACAGATCTTTCGAGGTAGTTCCGTCAACGATAAACGACAGTGAGTCCATATATGAATCTGCACCCATCGAAGGAACAGGGTTGACCTATGCGTACAGGCAAGATGGTTCAGGAGATGCATCTAACAACACAGGATTCTTTTTACTATTCAAGCAGGGAACGATGCAGTCTACAGATTTCACAGTTGATTCTGCAATCACTAACTATGTGAGAAACATCGATGCCAGCAACATCAATGACTCTGATGTATGGTTGTACAAGTTAGATCAATTCGGACAGGTAGCGGAAAGTTGGACCAAGGTTCCTTCTTTGTCAGGAAACAACGCCATCTACAATTCATTGGCCAAAAGCGAGAGAAACATCTTCAACGTCATCACAAAGAACAATGACGCAATAGACCTTGTGTTCGGCGATGGCACGTTTGCAAACTTACCACTGGGTTCTTTCAGGACATACTACAGAGTAAGTGACAATGCCAAGTATGCGTTACAACCTAGGGACATGCAGAACGTACAGGTGGAAGTAGATTATATTGATGCAAATGGTTCACAGCAGACATTGACAATCACAATGAGTTTGAAGGCGAGCGTGTACAACGCGGCGGCAACAGAATCAAATGATTCAATAAGGGAAAAGGCAGGCCAGGTCTACTACTCACAGAACAGGATGATAACAGCGGAGGACTACCAAGTGGTTCCGCTTTCAGCATCACAAGAAATAGTTAAAGTAAGATCAGTGAACAGGGCGGCATCTGGCATATCCAGAGCAAAAGAGATACTCGATCCCACAGGTGCATACTCTAACGTGAGTGTGTTTGCAGAGGATGGAATTTTGTACAGAGAAGAGACTGCTCCAACGTTCACATTCTCGTTCAGTAACAGGACACAGATACAGAACGTTATTGATTCTTCGGTGGAAACAAAATTGAAAGAAGCATACTCAAGACAGTTCTACTACGACAAGTATGATTTCAAGGATCTTTCGACTCTGACAGCCACTTGGAATTCAAGCACAACAACAACCAACACGAACACCGGCTACTTCACGTCGGGTGGTGCATTGGCCACAGGTGACTCTGCAACAAGTAACTTGAAATACGCCAAGGCGGGTGCCCTTGTAAAATTCACCTCTCCGGACACGAGAAAATTTAAAAATGGATCTTTAGTGACTTCGTCCACGGAGGACTCTGAGGACAGAGCATGGGCAAAAATCAGCGCAGTGGTAGGTGATGGCTCAAACGGAGGCACAGGAAATCTGTCAAGCGGAAAAGGGCCTATCACACTTGCCAACATCATTCCAAACGGTGCTGTTCTTAATGCAGTGATTCCAAACTTCACAGTGGCGTTTTCAACAAATCTCGAGGCAGACCTTGTGGACAGGATTGAGGCATATGAAAATTTTGGATTGAGATATGATGTTGATTCAGAAACTTGGAAAGTGATCACTACAACGAATCTAAGCACTAGTTCAGTGTTCAGCCTTGCAAACTCAGGTAACACATCAGGCACGAATTTAGATGCAAGTTGGTGGTTCAAGTTCACCAATGACGGCAACACTTACACTGTCACGTACAGGAAAATGGATTACATTTTTGAATCAGAATCACAGAACAAGTTCCATTTTGATACAGAAGAAAAAATTTATGATTACAAATCTGGACAGGCAGTAAAAGATACAGTCAAAATCCTAAAGACAAATTCTATTGTGTCATCAGGAAATGCTGTGGGTTATCCTATCACGTGGGCAGTAACAGACACAGTTACCGAAGCAGATGGCTTCCAAGATAACCGCAAGGTCAAGGTAGGTTTCTATGACAGCGACGACGATGGTGTCGTTGACAATCCAGAACTGTTCGACATATTCATCGAACCAGATACAAGTGTCAGTACAAAGTTTGTGTTCTTTGAAAAATACATAAGTTATGATGACATAGAAAGGTTCAGGCCATATGCGGCCTCAAACTTCGTTGTCACAGAAAACGAGGCAGACATAAACCTTGCAACGACGACTTATACAAACGGACAACTTTTCTATTTTTACGCAGACACAGAGAACGTTGTCAAGAAATACAACAGCACGACATTAACACTAGACACCAATACCGACTACTATGCAAGGAGAGGTAGAAGTTCGATAGACTTTCAGTACAAACATCACGCCGGACAAGAGACCAGGATCGATCCGAGTGTGTCTAACATAATTGACCTATACCTGTTAGAAAGAACATATGACAATCTTTACAGAATATGGTTACAGGATGGTGGAGTGAAACCCACGCCTTCTACCACAGATGCACTGAGGATCAACTACTCTGGAGTGCTTAACCCACTGAAATCGTTGTCTGATCAAATCATTTATCATCCAGTGAAATACAAATTGCTGTTTGGAACAAACGCAGACGAACTACTTCAGGCAACTTTCAAAGTGGTCAAAAACAGCAAGACAAATATTTCAGACGCTGTGATCAAGACCAGAGTCATAGCCGCCATCAACGAATTCTTTGCGTTAGACAACTGGGACTTCGGAGACACTTTTTATTTCACAGAATTAGCCGCTTACATACACAACGAATTGGCACCAGACTTGCTCACAGTTGTGATAGTGCCAAACGAATCAGGACAGAGTTTTGGGTCTCTGTTCCAGATAAACTCAGCGGCGGACGAGATTTTCATCAGTGGGGCCACCGTTGATGATGTTTCAATCATTAGTGCATTGGGAGCCAACCAACTGGAGGCATCCGGCACTGTTGTGACATCGACATCATCTACATCCACCAACACAACGACAGGATCAGCGGTATCAGGCTCTACTACAACAGGTTCCGGTTCAAGCACCGGCAGTAGTGGGGCAGGATACTAATGGCAGACAATCCAGTAAATTCATTATCTAACCAGGAAGTTGTCACACAGGGCAAAAACGAATATCGCAGGACTGTACAGCACCTACCGGCGTTCTACAGGACAGACGCCAACCAGAGATTCCTTTCAAGCACTTTGGACCCTTTGGTACAGAAAGGTTCGCTGGAAAGACTAGATGGTTTCATAGGAAAGCAGGACGCATACACAAGAGAGGTGACTGATAGGTACGTGTCGGCAACCAGCAGAGACAGGTATGCCTACCAGTTGGAGCCAACAATAACCTACACAGACAAAGACACCACTTCTATCAATCCAGAAGACCAGGTCAAGTTCACAGGAACATATGATGACTACATAAATCAGATCAAGTTCTTTGGTGGCAAAGTCAATAACCACGACAGGTTGAACAAAGAGGCAGTATATTCTTGGAATCCTGCAATAGATTATGACAAGTTGGTCAATTACAGAGAGTATTACTGGCTGTCCAATGGACCGTCAGCGATTGAGATCGACTCTGTCGGTACAGGAGCGGTGGTTGAGTACAAGGTCGAGGGACTGCCAGATGACGGTTCTTCTGGGAGAGCCTACGCATTTCCGCACCTTGAGAATGAAAGAAATCCAGACATCACCCTCTACAGGGGCAACACATACAAGTTTATAAAAGAAACTGAAGATCATCCTTTCTACATAATGACTGAGCCTAGCAAAGACGGTATAGGTGCTGATGGATCTACATCTGTGCTGTACTCGACCGGAGTTACTAATAACGGTGTGGCCAAAGGCACGTTGACGTTTGAGGTTCCGGTAGGTGCACCTGACACACTATACTACCAGTG